ATATTTTTTACCACAATTTGGTACAAGATTATATGAATTTCTTTTTGAACCATTTGACGGATTAACATTTAATGCTATTGAATCTGATATTAGGGATGCGATTGAAAACTTTATGCCAAACTTATTAGTTAATAGTTTGAGTATAACACCTGCTGACCCACAAGAAGAGGTAGATATTGCGACAGGTCAAAACTCGGTTGGAACTAGTGAATCATCAATATATAGATTCCCTGGTAAAGGAACGTCAGAATATACAGCAAAAATAAGAATTGATTACTCAACCAATGGTTCAACATTTGGTCAGAGTGATTTTGTAATTATCAATATTTAAATAAGATGGCAAATAACAGAATATCATACGCTAGTAGAGATTATCAGTCAATAAGAACTGAACTCCTAAATTACGCAAAAACTTACTATCCTGATTTAATTCAAGATTTTAATGATGCTTCAGTGTTTACTGTTTTCCTTGATTTAAATGCCGCGGTTGCCGACAACTTACATTATAATATTGATAGAAGTATTCAAGAAACTGTTTTACAGTATGCACAACAAAGGTCTTCAATTTATAACATTGCAAGAACATACGGGTTAAAATTGCCAGGTCAAAGACCATCAGTATCGTTAGTTGATTTTTCAATTACAGTTCCTGCCTTTGGTGACAAAGAAGATGAAAGATATCTTGGGACTCTATCAAGAGGTTCTCAAGTTGTTGGTGCTGGTATTGTATTTGAGAATGTTTATGATATTGATTTTGCGTCACCATACAACGCTCAAGGTTTCCCAAACAGATTAAAAATTCCAAACTTTAACGCTAATAATATTTTAGTTAACTATACAATTACCAAAAGAGAAGTCGTAGTTAATGGTATCACTAAAGTGTTCAAAAAAGTTATTGGAGCAAATGACGTTAAACCTTTCTTTGAATTATTCTTACCTGAAAAAAATGTTTTAGGTATTACAAGTGTGTTATTAAAAAATGGTACAAACTACACAAATACTCCAACAACCGCAGAGTTTTTAGGTTTAGATAATAGATGGTATGAGGTAGATGCGTTGGCGGAAGATAGAGTGTTTATTGAAGACCCAACAAAAGTGTCTGACCAACCTGGAATTAAAGTTGGTAAGTATATTCAAACACAAGATAGATTTATAACTGAGTACACACCTGAAGGGTTTAAAAAGATGACATTCGGTGGTGGTACTAATACTGCTCAAGACCAATTGAATCAATTCACCACATTAGGTACAACATTGGAGTTACAAAGATATTCAAACAACCTTTCATTAGGTGCGACATTAACTCCAAATTCAACATTGTTTATTCAATACAGAGTCGGTGGTGGTTTGGCAACAAACTTAGGGACAAATGTTATTAACTCATTAGGTACCGTATCATTCTTTGTTAATGGACCTTCAGAGACCACAAACTCATCTGTTGTTAATTCATTAAGATGTGTTAACGTAACTGCAGCAGTTGGTGGAGCAGGTATTCCTTCACTAGAAGAAATTAGAAACTATGTGTCATTTAACTTTGCCGCACAAAAAAGAGCCGTAACCGTTCAGGATTATGAATCATTAATTAGAAATATGCCATCTCAGTTTGGAGCACCAGCAAAAGTATCTATTACAGAAAATGATAATAAAATTTTAATTCAAATATTATCATACGATACTTCAGGTAAATTGACTAATATTGTTTCAAACACATTAAGACAAAATATTGCGAATTATTTGTCAAACTATAGAATGATGAATGATTACATTTCTATTTTTACTGCGGAAGTAATTGATTTAAGTATGGATATATCAATTGTATTAGATTCTGCTCAGAATTCGGGACAAGTAATTTCAAGTGTTGTTGATAAAATATCTGCGTATCTTAACCCACAAACAAGACAATTGGGACAGAACATTTATTTATCTGAAGTTAGAAGCTTAATACAAAATACAAATGGAGTATTAACTGTTGCAAATATTGATGTATTCAATGAAGTTGGAGGACAATACTCTTCGGCAGAAACTTCAATGACATATGCCAACGAAGAAACAAAATTAATTGCACCTGTTGACGATACTATTTTTGCACAACCATCACAAGTTTATCAGATTAGATATCCAAATAAGGATATTAGAATTTCAGTTAAAAACTTCCAATCAGTAACTTTTTCATAACAAGTTTATTTTATTTTTCTTTAGTTTATTATTTAGTAGTGTGAATGCCTTTAAAAATTCCACATAAACTATTTATAAATTAAAGTAACTTGATGGGTCAATCATATAGAATAAGAACTGAGTTTGGTATTAATAAATCTATTAATATTCAATTAGACCAAGAGTTTGAATTTTTAGAGATTTTATCTTTAAAAATTCAACAAGAAGATGTTTATGCAAAAAGTTGTGCGGACTACGGTGTTGTTGTTGGTAGAGTAACAGCAAATAATGGATTTGGGGTTCCTAATGCTAGAGTTGCGATTTTCATACCAATTGAATCTATTGACGAATCTAACCCAATAATTTCAAGTATATACCCATATAAATCACCAAATGATAGAAATGAAGATGGGTATAGATATAACCTACTTCCTTATGAAAAATCATACTCAACACACGCATCTACAGGTACGTTACCAACAAGATTAGATAATTTAACAGGTAGTACCGCAGTTGAAATCTACGACAAGTATTATAAATTTACATCAAAGACAAATGAAAGTGGGGACTACATGATAATGGGAGTACCTCAAGGACAACAATCTGTTGTTATGGATGTTGATTTGTCTGATATTGGTGAATTTTCTTTAACACCTCAAGATTTAATTAGGATGGGTCTTGCAACTGATGCTCAAGTTGCAGGTAATAGATTTAGAACCTCAACTGATTTGAATTCATTACCGCAAATAATTAATGTAGTTAAATTTGTTGAGGTGTCACCGCTTTGGGGTGACCCTGAATTGTGTAGTATTGCAATTAACAGACTTGATTTTGATTTAAGAGATGACGCCAATGTTGATATTCAACCAACTTCAACATTTATGGGTTCTATATATAGTACTCCTGATAAAATGAGAATTAGACCCAATGCCAAACCTAAAGATAATTTTGGTAATATGTGTGGGTTAGTTGCAGGACCAGGACAAATATTAGCAATAAGACAAACTATTGACCAAGATGAAGATGGAAATCCTGTATTGGAACAATATCAGTTAGAACAAGCTGGTAATATTATTGACGGTAGTGGTGTTTGGTTAACCGAATTACCAATGAATATGGATTATTTTATCACAAATGAATTTGGTGAAAAAGTAATTTCATATGACCCAACTGTTGGTATTCCAACTAAAGCCAAGTATAGATTTAAAATTAAATGGCAACAACCTCCAACATTAAGTGAGCAAACAAGAAGACCATATTTTTTGGTTCCAAATATTAAAGAGTATGGTTGGTCAAATCCTAATACCGACCCATTAACTCAAACAGGGAATCCTAATAAAAAATTAGCTAGTTCATATTATTTTGGATTAGCGTGGAGTGGATACACAAATGGATTTAGTAAAACCTCTGGTAATGAATATTATGACAGACTTAATGAAATTATTGACTGTGAAGACACTTTTTATGAATTTAATTTTAATAAAGTTTATACAGTTTCACAATTAATTGATGAATTTAAAAAGGGTGGAAGGTCTAGATTTGTAGGAATCAAAGAAATTGATAGTGATGACTGTGAGTCAACTATAAATAAATTTCCTGTTAATGAAGGATTTAGAAATTTTGATTTATTATATTTTATTTTTTCATTTTTACTTCAAATAATTCAATTAATAGGTATACCAATTATTTTTGTGGCTCGTATAATTATATTTATATACGCCATAATAATTAATTTTTTATGTTGGTTAGCGAGAAATATATACATTAGTGTTGCATTTATTAGTTGGCATCCATTTAGAGATTTAACCAATGCTTTAGGTATTGATTGTGATAAAGATGTAAATACGGATATGGCATTAACCATGTTAACTTATCCTGATTGTGATGCCTGTGAATGTGATGTAAAAGTAACACAACAAAAATTAGAACCACTTAATCCACCAACTCAAATGACGAATCCAACAGGTATGTTAACATATTTTTCATATCCTGTAAATTACAATACTGAATTCCAATATTTTTATGAAAATGCTTCGTTTGCTCAAAATGAAATTGACATCTATACTCAAATTAGTTCTGAATCTCTTGCTGGTTTGAACAATTACGTC